ATTAGCATCTACTACATTAGCAGTAGGTAGGTCAGTTAGTATCTGAGATAGAAGACCCTGGGCAAAAGTATTAGCATTGTAAGGAGCTACATACCTACCAAAAATTATAGCTCTTTGCTCCCATTCCTTAAACTCTCTTACTCTGTCAGTAAGCTCCTGCTCCAAAATATCAATGTAGTTAGCAGTTATAGCCCTTGCAAACTTAGTAACCTTTACCGTAGTTCCATAAATAGCATAAGGCTTCATTACCTTGACATAAGTTCCATCAGCCTCAGTAAAAGTGCCAGTGTCAGTTATAGCACTACCCCAAGCAGAAGTAGAAGAAATTCTTCTGTTAAAAACATAAGCTTGCCCCTCTCCCTTAACAGTAGGTATCAACTCCCTAATTGGATTCTCAGAATAGAAAATAGATGCTACTATCTTATCTACTACTTCCTGTATCATTGCAGGAGCAATAGCTGAAGTTATAGTTTTGTAAATCTCTCTATTCATCTTCCTCCCCTCCCTTTCAAAATTAGTATTCTTTACTTTATTTTACTAAATTCTTAATATAATGTTTCTTCTCTTCTTCTGTCAAATTAGGATTTAAAACAATCTTCAAGATTTGAAGCTGTGTCTTAGGATGAGCCTTCTTATACCCAGGCCAATTCAAAATGTCATCTAAATCAATATCATCATCTTTAGCTTTTACATCTTCCACTCCCTTAATGTTTTTAGTAATAACAATCTTCTTCTCTGTCAGATTCTTCTGCAATCCTGTAATGCTATTAGACAACTCATTTAGCTTTTCCAAAACATTATTTAGCAACTCAATAACTGGAGCTACTTCTGCTCTGACTAATCCTCTTATCTCCTCCAGAGAAACTACCATCTCCTCTCCAGTTTCTACAGTAGCCTCTTTATAACCTTCCTCCTGATCTCCCTGAACCTCCTGACCCTCCTCACACTCCTCTTCATTTTCCATCATCTCTTTCTCTAACTCATCCATTATCTCCTCTTCCTCCTCTTCTACTTCCCTGTTAACTGCTTCAGCTACTTCTTTAAAAACTACCTCTAAATCTTCAATCTTCTCTCTTTCTTCCATATTAACCCCCTCCCTTTCAAAAATATTATTTTCTAAATCTTTAATGATTTCTTCTAAAGTTAAACACAAATTCAATTCTTTTTTAAGACCTTCTGGTATCTCTTTATACTCTCCTTCTCTTACCAAAAACCTAAAATGTCTTAATAAATGTTTTCTTAATTGTTCTTTTTCTTCTGGAGTTAACTTAGGCTTACTTCTTGCACCTCTATAAGCTTTATACGCCGCCATCAATCCAGTATAAGACAACACTAATTCATACTTATTCTCACCAACTTTTCTAACAACATGATGAGGAAACTTCCAATCACCCATCCTTTCATAACTTCTAACAACACCAAAACACTCATTAATCGCTCTTTTGTTTCCTATCTCTCTCAAAATATTCTTCAACCTAATCTTGTCTACTTTTGACCAAGGAGTAAAATCAATATCCTTGGTATTAATTGAAATGCTAATATTTTTCAGTAAACTAATAAACTGCATCTTATCCTCCTCTGATAAGGACTTTGTAAAATACCCAGTCACTGTAGCATAAGGATTAGCAGGAACTGAAACTAATGAACATTCAAAAATATAAAGTTCTTTGATTATATTATACTGGTTTTCTTCATCATAAACCACATTTCCATAAGCACCTATCGAAAACCTACCTAAAATCCCTTCTTTGATTTTCTGAATAATCTCTGTCTCCGTTGATGAAATCAAAACCTTAACATAAATTCCATAATTTTCCTCATCTATCTGCCTCAATTCTATATCAGTAATCTTACCAATAGGTCTATTTAAATCATGATTAAACAACACCGTAAAATAACCAAAATTTTTAATAAACTCAATACCCTTTTCTAAAGCCTCCTTAGTAATCTTATCATTCGTTGTATCTAAATGAGTAGTAGCTATAAACCCTTCAACTATAAAAGATTTGTCCTCTTCATTAGTTGTGTAACTTTCAATATTTCTATGATAAACAATTTTTACTATATTCTCCATAACTTTCCTCCTTTAAGAAATTCTTGATTTCATTCTTCGTCTCCATCCTCTTTAAAATCTTCAAGTCGTTGAGGAGTTTCATCTTCTACATATAAAATTTCATTACCTAATTTAATGTAAGTGAAATTCAAATCAAAATCAAAAGGTAAACCACAAACAAGTCTTGCTTCATTCAAAGTCATAATTCCAGCATTAACTAACTGAGCTACACTTCTACTTAAATCAAAAAATTCAGAAGAATTCAAAATAGGTAATGCCAATTTAAGTCGTAACGGTAAATTTAATTCACTCTGCAATAAATGAACAGTTAAAGCTTGACTAATTACTTCTAAAATAGGTTGCACTAAGTTAGACTTTAGATAACTTGCCTGTAACTTAGCTACCTCTCCTACCCTGATCCTCTCTAAATGTTGTATCTGAAAAGTAGTATAAATTATCTCTTCTATTTTTTCAATTAACTCAAGAAAATCAGGAACATTTTTAGAAACTCCATCTCCTAAAGAAATATATTTAATTTCATTCGCTTCTAACCCCCGAATAATCTTTAATCCACTCGGATTATTCATATATTCCTCTCTTAAACGCTGAAAAGCCTCTTCCCCAATCTGCCCTAAAGACAATAAAGCCCCAGGTATCCCTTGATTTTCAATAATAATTTCTAAAATTTCATCATACATATAAAATAATTTCGTTACTTCATTCAAAATAACCTCTAATAAAGGATGACCCCAATCTTCAAAAGATGAAGGAGTTAACACAATAACTATTAAATCTTCAGGAGCAAAAGTAATAATATCACTTCCTGAAATTTGCACATACTCAACAATCTGACCATGCTTGTCTTTCTTCATAAAAAAGTTAAATGGCTCCCTCACATACAATTCTACCACTTGCCCATCATCTGCCCTCACTTTCTCTATAAAACAAATATCATAAATCAATAAATCCTTTGCTACCTTTAACAAAAAAGTATACCAGTTGTCTTGTTTTTTGTTTAAATTAGAAAAAAACTCTTGAAATTTAGAAACATAAAACAGATATTGCTGTTTAGTAATTGAAAGAGATGGCAAAGGAATTAGAGAATAAGTAGCAGTAGCTACTCTCCTCGCAATACCATCTACACACTCTCGTATTTTCGGAGTGTTTAAATACAAGTTTCTCAATTGCTGATAAGAAAGAATAGCATTCCTTCTTTGAATAGGTATTAAAACAGAAGCACCTCCCTCCGCCCCTCGAACACCACTCTTTGCCTCAATAGGCTGAATCCTTTTGTCAAATGTCTTTAACAGTAACTTCGAATTAGTTTTATGATACCCACCCAATGAAAAACAATCTGCCTGTCCAAGCTTTCTCTTTTTCATTGAAATATATCTCCTATTAGTAAACTTTTTCCAAATCTTTTTGATGTTACATTCCAAGTTTCTATTGTTACATTATTTTTACTTCTGGAAAAAGATTTTTGCTTAAAAAGAAAATCTCTGCAAAAGTAGAGAGCCATTACTAAATCATCAGTAGAACCAAAAGGATACATTTCTAATTCTTCTAAAAGCTTACACATTCCACATTGACAATCCGCTGAATGGGCTTTCTTTCCAACTACAAAACCTATTTTAAAATTCTTTAAGTCTATTGATAAAGCAGGTAAACCTACTTCAATATTGTTTTTGTTAGTTGTAGTAAAAATACTTTTGATTGGAATATCTAAATTCATTTCCTGAATCCATTGAACTAAACTTCCTTGATATTGATTACTCTCTACCAATACTAAATCTACCCTCCAGTTCTCTACCAATCTTTGAAGTAAATTAACCGTCTCTGGTGCGGAAAACTTGCCATACTCACTATGTAAAACTACAATCTTACTACTTTCCCGCAATAAACCACAAACCACTAAAGCTGTATTAGAACTGTCTTTTTTAGTCGACAAAGCTAAATCTAACCCTACTACAATCATACTACACTTGTCAATATAAGCCCTCGGATCATTATAAATAATATTCTTCTCAATATCTTCTTTTTTAAACAAAGTTTCCTCTAAAGACAAAGGAATATTACAAAAGGCACGGTAAAATGCTTGTCTGGGCATAGTATGATACCTTTCCAGGATTTTTTCTTTAGTCCAATACTCCGGCCAAATAGGTTCCAATGTCTCTGGATCAATTCTATACACTTTCTTCAAAGGAAGTGGCTTCTGTAGTAACTCGTAATGCAAATCAGACTTAGTCCAAATAGTCCCAACCAATAACCAGCCATATGCAGTAGGTTCCAATAAATTTAACCAATTAGAATAAAAAGCATCTCGAACTGTCTTAATTAACGAAGGATATTTAAGAGTATTATTAAACTCTACAATGTCATCAAAAATGATATAGTCAGCCCTTCCTCCTGTAGCCCCTGACAAAACTCCTAAAGCTTCAATAGAAACATCTTTACTCCATATATCCCTTTTTACAATAATTTTATTTGCTGACCAAGTCTGTCCAGGTTGAAGATTAGGAAAAACCCGATGTAATTTTTCATTGGTTTCAATTGCTTCTTTTATCTGTCGTAAAATATCAGCACTCTTTTTATCTCCGTGAGAAACTAATTTAATACGAAGATTAGGATTATGTCCTAACAAAAAGATAGGCCAACATACTGAAAGAATAGTAGTTTTTGCATGTCCTCTCGGAGCAAAAATAACTACAGGTTGCCTTGTCTCTAAACCTTTCTTTGCAAGCTTAAACCATTCCTTATGAATTTTCCCTAACTTTAACCCAAAAACATACTCACAAAATGTAGAAAAGCTTCTCCTGGCTCTTTCTATCGTTAGTAACTCTTCTAATTTTTCTTGAATTTCAGTTAAGTGGTTGAACTCCATTTTATCTGTCTTAAATCAAAAATCTACAAGAAAAAGTAGATTATTCTTCCATCTCTTCCAAAAATGAATGAGATAAAGGTTTCTTTTCTTCAGAAGATAAAGTTTCCTTTTCTACTTGCTTTTCAATAGCAGAAGTAATTGCTTGCATTTCAGAAGTCTTATTTGATAATAAATTGGCAATCTGCCTTAAATAAACTCTAATTTGCTCTTCTCCTAAATCTTTAATCATATCTATTCCAACCTCTGCTTTAACCTGAGGTCTACCTGCAAGTAAGCGTTT